TATTATAGATAGTTCATTTCGAAATATTGACCCTAAAAATATTATCAATAATAATATACATCTTTCTAATCCATTTTCTTTAACTAAAAATTCATCTATAATAAATATAAATATGAAAAATCATGGTCTGGAAATAGATGATAAAATAATAATAGAAAATGTAGTAGGTACAATATATTATTTAAAGCAATTTGAATTTGTGGAAAATAGTGAATATATAAAAATATACCATACTAACCATGGAATGTCAATTTTTGATAAAAAATATATATATGAACAATATAAGATTAAACTAGAAAATATAAATATAAATGGACAACCATATATTGACAATATACCAACAAATATTTTAAATAATATACATACTGTTTATTTTAATATTGATAATTCAAATACATATAATACAGATTACTATTTTATTAAACTTAATATGAAAGCTGTTATTAATAAACTATATACTCTAAATTATATAGGTACATATCAACATTTATATGGTATTCCAATTTATAAAATAAATGCAAATTATCCATTAAATTCAGATAGACTACAAGGTTATTATACAGTAAATTCAATATTAAATGAAGATAATTTCACTATTAATGTTGATTTAATTGCAAATAATACTATTAATAATATAGGTGGTAATCATATAAATATCGCTAAAATAGTAAAATCATTAGAAGGATATCCAGACAATAATAATTATTCTATTGAATTAAATAAAACATTTTATAATGTTGATAAAATAAAACTTATATCTACTATTATTCCGAATACTGATAAAATTATCCGTGATTACCCTGAATCTAGAAGAAATAATAAACTATTTTGGAATATTATAGACGATAGTGATTATATATATAACATAGATATTACTCCTGGTAATTATGATGTTGATTCATTAATTAATGAAATGAAAACACAAATAATGAAAATAGAAAGAAATAATATATTTTTATTAAACGATACAGATACAATTACTTATACTAAAACATTATTAGTTGATATTAATATAAATATAAGTACTAATGTTTTTGATATACAATTTTATAGTGAAATAATTACTAGCAATCCCTTTACTATTACACAAAATGAATTAATCAGTAAAAATAATTATTTACTTGAAGTATCACATCCAAATCATTTATTACAAAGTGGTACACAAATCATTATTTCTAATTCACTAGATATTAGTTTTGTTCCAGCTTCCATTATAAATAATACTCACATTATATATAGTATCATTAATTCAGATAAATACATTATTATATTACCAAAATTTAATAAAATAATTAATAATGATACCAATCTAATTGGCGGAGGTGTTGCTGTCTCTATCAAATTCCCTTTATTATCACGTTTATTATTTAATACTATAGGAACATGTGGAAAAATATTAGGTTTCCGTAATATTGGCAATCACAATTCCATCACAAAATGGAATTACAAAATATCAAATAATGATAAATATGAAAATGATATCCTAACTAATTCTGTAGGCATTACAAATACATCTACAAACATTAATAATTATATAAATCTAAATGGTGAAGATTATATTTTGTTAACAAATCCATTAGTAAAAAATAATGAAAATATAGGTATTGTAAAAAATGTATTTGCTAAATTATTACTAGGTGGATTGCCAAATTATATTTTATATGACCAATTCATACAAATTGGTGAAACTATTGAAGACAATATCAATTCTGTCAAAAATTTAGAATTCGCATTTTATACAAAAGATGGAGAATTATTTAATTTCAATGGATTAGAACATTCATTTACTATAAAAATATATGAAAAAATATATAATTCTATACAAATTAATAATAATACACATAATGAAAAACTTGTCAAAAAATTTCATGATAATTTTGACTTCCAAGTCATTTCCGACAATATATAAAAATTGAAAAATTACATGTTTGTATATTGTATTTTATTATATTTAACTAAAACAATCACAATGTCTTTAACAGAACATGAATTTTTTACATATTTTAAAGAAAATCCATATGCTGAAAATAATGATAAATATTATGTAGAAATAAATACTTTTATTAATATATTTAAAAAAGATGTTTGTAAAATAGAACGTTTTATATATGATGTATATAAAAACTTCGATTTTAAAACTGCTAGAAGTGTGTTTATAGCTTTATATAATAATCAAATTTTTAGTGAAAATGAAGATTGTGGATTTGATACTATGTGTGGAGAAATATTTTATTCTGATACACATGAAAACATATATCATATATTAGACCACAAATTTGGTATATCTGCCAAAATTCCTAATACTAAAAGAGAGAAAAAAAGAATAAAAATACAAAAAAGAATATATAAAAAAGAAGCAAAAAGAATAAAATATTATCAAAAAATAAATAAACAATAATAATTTTTAATTATATATAATTCACTTTCCTATTATAGCTTATAATTTTTACAGCTGATACTATTTGTTATATAATACTAATAAATTATTTACCATTCTTCATCTTTTTTTGCTTTTGCTTTATTTGGATGTTTTTTTATATCTAAATATTTCGTCATTATTGAAACAAAATTTTTCATCCCATAATATTGATGTGTTATAAATTTTATGTAATTTGTTACTAAATCTTTCACTATATTTATCATTCTATCAAATAATCTATCATATACTGGCACTAAATCATTCATAAATATTGTTATCACTTTCTGATTTACTCTTTTATCTTTTAAATGATTGGCTATGTCTTGCATATAAACATTTGTATTAGGCACTTGTTCATCATTGTTTTCTATATGTGAATTTAATATATAATTTACATATATAGATGATAATGACAATTCATTTTTTTCTATATCTATATTAAATAATTCGCCTTCTTTAAATAAATATTCCAATAATTCAGCTATATCATCTATTTTATAATCATAAGCCAATAATAATTTAACTAAAGTCCCTACCATATCATTTTGTATTATTGTTAGTATTGGTATTGTAATACTATCTTTGATTTTTTTAATTATATTAGTATTGTCTTTATAATATCTCACAATCAGTTGTTCCACTATTTTTTCTAATTTTGGCAATAGATCATTATATTTATTAATATTAAATTGATCAGTATTATCTTTATTCTGTTCCTGTTTTATTAGTTTTAAATATTCATTTGTAATATTTAAATGTTCATTATTTTTAATATATACATTGTTTTTAATATCTAGTTGTTTATTTTCATGGTATTTTTTTGTAATTGCAGCTATTACATAATTTGTTAAATATAAATGTTGTTTTAATTTTTTGTTAATTATTTTGATGAATGTATAATAATCATCTATACTTTCTAAACCATCAATTATATTTAAACATTGTTGTATTTCATTTATATCATTATTTTTATCATTTATGTATTTATTATTAAAAATTACTTGTGAATATGTAATATTTTTAGTGGCACATTGTTTATATATTTGGTCAACTATGTATTCATAACTTGTTTTCATTTCTTTTGTATCACTTAATAAACTATTTAATATATATATTGGCATATAACTTAAAGTTTCAACATAATTTGATACCCAATATTTTAGATCTGGATTTGTTATAAATTCATTACGTATAATTTGTTCATAATTTTCTGCAAATCTTAACTTGTCATTATGTATTAATATTTTTTGATGTTCTAACTCAAATTTAATTAAAAATCTTATTTCATCATCATGTATAGATATTGGTTTTGCTAATATTTTATCTACCATTAATATATTACGGGATTGTATTGCATACATCAAAGGTGTAATTCTATTAGCATCATATATAGGTATTGACGAATCATCTATTAATTTACCTATAATGTCATTAGTATTTCTCAAACATAATAAACCCTTTTTTGATAATATTGTTGAATCATAATTTATATAATCTGGTTTATAATACATCATTAAATCTTTAAAATCATTCTTATCATATTTCATATTATATTTATCTGTTTTTAATCTATATGTATATTTATATGTTGTATCATCACTAGGTTTTTTAGGTGCTGTATTTTTATATCCTATTTGTTTTGTCATTATATTATATTTAGTTGGTATTTCATCTTCTCTAATAATTTGTTTATAATTCTTGTTCATTTCAGTTAATGATAATTCTTTTTCTATAGTAGTTGAAAAATTAGCTTTTATTTTTTTAAATAATTCTGTTTGTTCTGGTGGTTGTTGTGGTTGTGGTTGTGGTTGTGGTTGTGGTTGTGGTTGTGGTTGTGGTTGTGGTTGTGGTTGTTGTTGTGGTGTAGATGATGATGAAGATGATGTAGTTTGTAGTGGTTGTTGTTGTGGTGTAGTTGTTGATTTATTAATAGTATTATTAAATATATCTTGTGCAATTTCTTGATATGTATTATTTATAGCCTTTATTAATAAATCATCTATATTATATGCTATTGATTTATATATTATTTTTTTTTCATTATTTGTATATAACTTTTTAAATGTTGTTTTAAAATGGTCTACTAATTCATCTATATTTTTTGCTTCTCGTTTAGGTGGTCCAGATGTAGATGCAGATGTAGTTTGTTGTTGTGGTTGTGTTATTATTTTACATATATATGAACGTTTTAAATATGATATAGATTCTAAATATAATTTTGCATCTACAGTATCTAACCCATAACTAGATATATATGTATTCATTAAATCAAACATATTAATATGTTTATTTACATCATTAATATTAGTATTTATTAATATACGATCTTTAATATCAAACATATAACTAAATATAGTTTTTTGTGTGCCATTTGTGTTGCTATATGTTCCTGTCTTTTGACCAATATATTGCATATTTATTATATCTGGATATGCTTTTTTACGTTCATTGATATCTATACTAATAATTTTATTAAAATCTATTTTTGGTAATGGTGGTATATTATTATTAAATATATCAGTTAATGGTTGTTGTATATATTTATTTTTCCATATTTTATAATTTTGTTCCATATTCATTAATCCAATTAATTTATTGATAGTTTCATATAATTCATTGTATTTTTGTATAAGTATAATTATATGATGATTATCTTTACTAATATATTGATATTCTTTATCAAAAATATATTTTGTTCTCATTAAATATTCACATAATTGTCCATTTGTTCTTACTAATATTGCATACTTATCATATAAATTTTTATTTTTGTCTTCTTTTATTTTTGTAAAGTCATTATATATATTTGTAATTTTTACTTTCGCATCTTCAACTGCATAAAAATTCATTAAATAGAATGCATTGTTATTAATGTAGTCAATTGGTTTAAATTCAGTTAATAATTTAGGTCCTGGTACTAATAATAACAAATTATATAATATAATTATTTTATCATTAGTAGTAAATGGATTTAAATTAGTATTACTTATATGTGGATTAATATTATATATGTCAAATAATGTATTATGTTTTATCGGAGCATTTTGTTGTTGTGGACCACCTTGTTGTAGATATATGTTGTATAATATTAGATATGACAAAATGGTTTCTATATTAGAAATATTATGTTGTATATTGTAGGTAGTTTTAATAGTGTTCAAATTTATATTCAACATATCATCCAACTTATCAGCTATCACTAGTTGATTTAGTTGATCTATTTGCGATTGTATTAAATTATTAATATATTGATTTAATGATGCTATAATACACGTATAAACAAATTTTTGCATAGTGGCACTATTAGCTATATTGACAAATTGTGGTAATTGTTTTATATTTGCAACTAAGTTAATATCACATATATAATTTATAAATAATAAATAAAATGAAATTTTCTTATAATTTACATTATCTACATCATAAAGTATTATATTATTAATTGATGGTATAGTATTAAATATATTTTTGTTATTGTCTAATATTTTATATAATTCATTTGAATTTCCAAATAATGCATTTAAATTATTTATTATGGAAAAATGATAATTAGTTTTATGTATTTTAATAGTATTATTGATGTTTATCATTGCGTTAGTTATTGCATTTAACTTATTTCCAAAATTAAGTAAATTTTGTATATTAATATTTTCATTATATGTAATTAATGTATTTATACACAACCTTTGTGTATATTGATGTATATTTTTTAGTTGTAGTTTATTAATAAGATTATTATATCTTATGTCTTTTAAGTTATTTAAACTAATTAATGATAAATCATTATCTGGTAAATTATTATTTGTTTTATTTATAGATAATACTGTATTAAATGGCATTAAGTCATTTAATTTACCAAAATGTATAGGATTTATATTTATATCACTCCCAACATAATTTATATCTTCATTGATCCATAAATCAATATTTTTTATTAAATCGTTTTTATCATATTCACGAAATTCAAATTTACCATTATCATTATATAATAATAGCTCACAAACGATTTGAACAACAAATTTACTTTCTATATGTTTTAATTCTATTATATGTAAATCATTATTACCATATATTGTTTCTTTAATAGTTTTCTCTTTACCATTTAGATTCAACATATAACTAACTATAGCTTTGCGTTGTAATTTTATAAATTTACCATCTAACTGAGTTGGATTCTGTGTTGGATTCTGTGTTGGATTCTGTGTTGGATTCTGTGTTGGATTCTGTGTTGGATTCTGAAAATTATATATAGATTGCATTGTATTATCAATTTCAATATAGTGTTTATTTGTATTATGATGTGGTGTTTTATTAAATAAACTTTCAACATATTTATTTCGTATATTTTCTTCGAATAATATATTTATAAAAGTATATATAGATTTATTTTTTTCATGATTCAATGAATCATCTATACTTTTTAATAAATTATGATTTTTTTCATTAATTACTTCTTCAAAACTATTAAATTTTTCCATAAATGTAAATCCATCTGAACCAAATACATCATTTGATGCATTAATATTATTTCCAAAACATATAGGATCATTAAATGCATCATCATTAAATTTTAATGGTTCTGTAGCTATTCCATAATAATTAGTGATTTTTGTTTTGATTTCATTAATTGTATTTCTTTGGAGTTCATAAATTTTACCAGTTTTAATGACATCTACAACTTGTTCTTTATTTATTTCTAATAATTTTGCATTATAAGCATTTGCAATTTCATCTATATATAGTTTATTAGTGAAACTCCAAGTATCTTTAATATGTAGATATTTGTGTGTATTAGATAATATATTACATATATCATCTAATATTTTATCTTCTTTGTTAGCTTCAAATAATTGTTTTAAAAAATCAAATAATTTAATATTGAATTTGCTTAACTTGACAATATCAACTGGTTCTTTAATAAATAAACTAGTATCAGGTATAATTGGACATAGAAATACATTTGATTTTGTGGCATAATGTAATGGAGTTTTGCCAGTATTATCTCTAACAGTTGTATTTGCGTTATTTTCAATCAATAAATCTACAATATCTGGATAATTATTAGAAGAAGCTATATGTAAGGGAGATATATTGTTATTATCCATAGCATTAACATCAGAGCCATGATCAATTAAATATTCACAAATATCATATCTCATTTGATCAGTTATTCTATTCTTGTCAATATTTAGAATAATATGTAAAGGGGATTGTTTTTCTTTATTTTGTATATTTAAATTTGGATTTGTAGATTCAATATATTCTTTAATATCACCTAAATTGCCTATTAATAATTTTCCATATAATTCATCTATAATAATAGGATCTATTATAGAATTAGGATTAAAACCATAAGGATTTTGCGTATCTATAGATACAAATGCTCCAGGTTTTCCTGGTTGAAATAATGGTTTATTATATGGTTTTGACATACTATAAAATGAATATATTTTAATTTGCCAAATTAAAATATATACAATATATATTTAATTATTTATATCTATATCTTGATTTACAAATTCATTGCATATATTATCATTTAAATTATAATCTATGCACATATTTTCCGATATATTGTCTGATACTATATTTTTAACTAAATAATCAGAAGTTGTTTTTTTAATAGCATCTATACATGATTTATTTACATTAGAACTATGTAATTCTTTAGACATTATATCCATATGTGCTAATTTTTCATTGATTGTTCTATTTTCTGTATGCAATTTTTCACCATGTACTGTATTATATACTGATATTACTATAGGAGTCATATGATTTTTTATTTTTTCTGCATTTGCATCTATTAACCAATCATCATCTGTTTTAACAACAAACATTAAACGACTAGCATCAGTACAATGTATAGGTCGTTTTGTTGGGTCTAAATTGCATAATTTATCAAAAATATAAACAGCGCCATCTTTCATATTTTTATTATGGCAGATATCTATAATATCACGAGTAATATTATTAGTATTCATACAATCTTCTATATTTAATGCATTTGTAAAGTTATTAACTATAAAATTATAATTTATAGGTGCTTTTCTAGTTTCTAACTTTTTTTCTAATTTATCTATCTTATCTGTATATTTTTTAATTTGTGGTTCTACTAATTCATCTATTATATTTTGTATTTGTAATGTATTTATATCCGTGCAATTTTTTTTACACTTTATATGTCTCGTATATTTAGCTTTATCTTTTGTTTTATATTTACACAATTCACATATATATAGTTTCTTTCTATCTACACACCGTATTTTTGCTTTACTATGTCTAATTAAACTATATTGAGATGCAAATGTTTTATTACATTCTGGACATGTAATATTCATTATATAATATATAAAAATACTTTCTTATATAAAACTAATATTAATTTTTTATAATCAAATATTATTTTTATAAGCTTTTTTAATTGTTATTTTAATATATAGTTCTTATTTGTATCTATATATTAATTATATATAAGATGCAATAAATAATAATAAAAAAATGCAAATTTTGAAAACAATTTCCGAGTTTTTAAAAAAAAACACACAAACTTTAAAATATCACTTTTTGGGAGAAAACTGTGCAGAA